CGGGGTTCTCTGAGTCGAACTTGATACAGGGGTAGGGGCCCTTGATCTCGCGCAGCTTCTGCTCCATGCGCTCGTTGGTGTAGGGATGCAGCTTGCTGACCCACTGCACAGCCTTCTCACCGTCCTCACACTTTTGCGCGATGCTCAACCAGCCACGCCACAGCGGCTCCATGCCGTCATCTTCAGCGTTCTCGATGTAGTACTCAAGCTGACCGCAGCCAGACCCGGCTTGGGTTGCGCGAAGGATGTTCTTAAAACGCGTTGTGCTGTTCTCAAACAACTTGACGCTGGTTGCTGTCTTCGCGGCAGCAGGGCGTGCCCCGGGCAGCTCGATCACATTGGTAGGTGCCGGGGGAGCAGCAGTGGCAGTCGTGAGGTTGTTGCGGATGTGTTCGCTGAGGATGGCGAAGTCGAACAGCACACCTTCTTGCAGTATCCGCACGAGGGGCGGCTCAGGGTAAACCGGCTTGAAGTTGTACGACCCGGGGTAGCGAAGCACACGCGCAGAATCCGCCGTCACGGTCATGTCGATCTTCAACCCCTCCTGTTTGCACAAGCGCTTGAAGTTCTCGGCCACAGGTTTCCACGAGGTGATGTCCTGCGTTTCTGTCAAGGGCCAGTACATGTGGTACCCGCCGCCCGAGTCCACCACATACGGAGCGCCCAGTTCGTGCAGCCCCGTTTTTTGCATGAAGGTGTTAAACGCCTCCATGCCTGCTTCCTTGGTGCCGTAGGTCTTGGGGCCGTCCACGTTGCAGTCAATGTCAACGAACAGCGCCTTGATGTGCTGCGCGTTCTTGGCCGTGCGTGATCCCGCCTCCGCAAAGGTAGCCAGCGCAAAGTAGGTGCTGCACTTGGCAGCAATCCAAGCGTCTACGTGTGGTTGTAGTTTTGCATAGTCATCCTCAAATTTGTGTTCATTTCTTTTTGTGGTCAGCTCTGCCGCGCAATAAAACCCGTGACCGGGCGTCGGCAAAACCACCGCGAAGAACTCTTGCGGTGTCATTCGGATTCCCGGTGAGTTTATTGGGCGTCTTCCGCAGGCAGTTCGCTCTCTGCGTCCAGCTTGTCATGAAAGCGTGCGAGCAATGTAGCTACCCATTCCGAAGGCACCGGCTTGCCAAGCTGCATATAGATGTGGCGTGCAAGTTCCTCATCCGTCAAGCTATAAGGTTGTATTCCCGACATATCTTTCTCCATGCGTCATCCGCGCTGTTTGATGTTTGTAGAATTTTGAGAAGGAACTCGGCACGTTCACGATAGCCAACAAACACCTCGGTGCCTGTGAACCAGTTGTAAACCGTCTGCCGCGTCACTCCCAAAGCCTTGGCGACTTTGGTTACGGGGAAGTCATGGTAGACCGCCCAGCGCCCAAGCTGGTTGCCTAAAGACTTTGGAGTCTTTGCAACCTCGTCAATTATTTTTTGTGAGTATGGCATTGTGATAGGTGGGGGTGGCCGGTACTGATCTCCGGCATCCCCTGCGCTTCGCAGGGGTCAATTACTAAATCACCGAGATGCCGTTAAGGGTCTTGCCAACGCAAAGCGCCGAACATCCGAGTGTCTTTGGTCTGGCGCATCAGCCTGCGCATTCACCCCCGAAACTAATTACTCGTCGTCCCAATCGGCGACGATGTCAGCGAGCTTGCCTTTCTTGGCAGGCACAGTCTCGGATTTGGGCGCTGCCTTGCGAACTTCCGGCTCGTCGTCCTCAGACACGGCAGGGGCCGCCTTCTTCTTAGGCTTGGGCGCTTCGTCTTCTTCCTCTGCAACATCCGGGCGTTTGCCGTCAAGCATCATCGGTGCAGGCTTGGTCACGCCATCAGCACCGGCAGGGGTCATCATCACAGCGCGTTGGGCTTCAACGCTTTGCGCCTTCTCCTGCACCGTCTCGTACTCTTCATCGGTTAGCCAGCGCTGTGGGCTGAACACCAGCTTGGGGGACTCAGCCGTGGTGTCGAACTTCATGCGGGTCACCACAGTGTCAAGGTTAACCGGCGGGGTCTGCGTAGCGGCCCAGCGTGCGAACGCCTGCAGCGGAAGCTTGTCGCCCTCACCCTTGCCGAAGATAGACGTAGCAGGCAGCGTGACCTGCAGCACATCGCCGCTGGGGTTGTTAGCCAGCACCACAGCCAGACGCTGTTGGTAGCGGCAAGCGCGGGAGTTACCGTTGCCAGAGCCTGCGATGTTTTGCTGGCACTTGGCGCAGTTGGAAGCCTGTGGCGATTTGATGGATTTGTCGGGCATGTCGCCGTCGTTGCTCCAGCAGTCCGGTGCCACAGCCGCTGCGTCCTTGTCGTACTTGCCCATGTAGAAGATGCGGCTGACCTTGGGGGCAGCCTTCACAACGATCACGTCAAGGTGACGGTCTTCGATGTTGGCGATCTCTTTGCCGCCAGCGACCAAACGAAACACGCCACCTTTGATGGAGACGCGCTTTACGCCGGGGCCACTAGCTGCACCGCCAGCCAGAGCCAGCGTGGTTTCAGACAGAACTGCGTTGCGTGCGAACGCGGGTGCTTTTGCGGAATTGAATACAGTGATATTGCTCATGATTGCTTCAGTTGGTTGGTTTGCGTACCGAGATGTCGTACTCCGAAGAGGAGTTCAACCCGGGTGGTACGAGCCCCGGATTTTCTTCGAGGAATTGACTCATGTTGGTTTGTGCGATGCGCTTCTCCAGCAAGTCCACCGCATCATTCTCGACCACGAACTTCTTGAAGGAGTCCCAGTCTTGCGTGTTGTAGCGGGTCTTGACGGACAGCACCACTGTGCCCTGCGCCGTGCGAACTGATGTGACGCCCATCATCTTCATCATGTCCTTCATGGCGTTCTTGATCTCGTCTTGCTGCGCTTTGAGCGCTTCGACTTTGGTGTCGTAGTCCTGCGTCAGCGTTGTGATCTCAGTGCGAATCTTTCTGTAAATCTTCGCAAGCCGATCCAGCGGGATCGTCTCACTTTCTGTTTCGGTCATTTCTTTCTCCGTTTTGTTTTGTCTAGGGTTGGACAGTTTACATGTTTTTGAATTGGGCGCAACTCCTTTATTCACTTATCACGTTGTTGAACATCTCGGTCAGCAAAGAGTGGTCGTTCACCTTCTGGCTGAGGGCTTTGAACATTCGTTTCTCTACGGGGCTCGATTGGATGTGCACCACCGTCACCTTGTCGCTGGTCTGCCCCTTGCGGTCAGCGCGGGCACAGCACTGGGTGTACTGCTCAACGCTCATGAGCGGGCCATAGAAGACCACGGTGTCGGCAGCAGTCAGTGTAATGCCATGCGCCGAGGCTTGGGGCTGCATCACCAACACACGCGGGCTAGGCTCAGTCTGAAAGCGGTGAATGATCTGCGCTCTCTTGGATGCCGTGACGCCGCCATGAATCTGCTCGTTGGCTATGCCCTTCTTCGTAAGATGTCTGCTAATCGTATCGATGATGCTCAAGTACAAGGCAAAGATGATTACCTTTCGGTCAGTCTCTTCTAGCACTTCCTCCAGTACCGACAAGCGCGGCGCGGAGTCGAACTCTACTACCTCACGATCATCGGTATATGCTGCACCGCAAGAAATCTGCAGGAGCTTGTTCATCGAAGCAGCGGCATTGACTGCCGTGATTGTTTCCCCTGCAGCCTGCACCACCATCTGCGTTTTGAGCATGTTGTAGTACTTGGCTTGCTGGGGCGTCATCTCCACTTCCCGAGTCATGGTGACGACAGGGGGCAGGTCCAGACACTCGGCTTTAGTGAATCTGATAGACGGCTGCAACGCTTCAAACACATCGTCCTTGGCGGTGGGCTTGGGCACCCACTTGTACAGGGTGAGCTTGTGCATCACTTTGTCGCGCCATGCGGTGAAGAACTTAGGGATGCCGTCAGGGTTAACCAGCTTGGCAAGACCGTACGCATCGGTTGGAGACTGTGATGCCGGGGTACCGGTCATCATCCACAGATACGTTTGCGGTGCAATGATGGAGTTCAGCGCCTTCCAACGCCGCGTGGTGTTGGTCTTGTAAGCGTTGGCCTCATCGACGATCACCAGATCGAACCTACCATCGGCCTTGACCTCGTCGGCGATTAAGTTAAGCCCCTCGTAGTTGGTGATGACAATCTCGTAGTCGTGTTGCAGCATCTCGATACGACGCGATGCCTTGGCGTGGTGTGCAATCACAGCGGTGCGATGCAGGATGCTGTTGTTGATATCTCCCATCCATGCGCTGTGCATGATCGACAGGGGGCACAGGACTAACACGCGCCGCACCTTGCCCAGCTTCATCAGGTAGTCAGCGGCCCAGAGTGCGCTTAATGTTTTCCCTGTACCCGGCTCACTAAACACAAACGCACGGCGGTGCATGGTTAGGAACGCAGCCGTGTCGATCTGGTGCTGCATCGGTCTGTAACGCCCGGGCCAGTCGTAGCGTTTGGTAATGGGTGAGGGCACATCCTTGACACCTAGATTGCGCAGCACTCGCGCCTCGTCCAGTCCCCAGTAAACCGCTACCTCATAGCCTCCATCAACAGGGATGACTTTGTGCTTGGGGATGATGCTGTACTTGGCAGGGTTGCGCGTCTTAAACAGAAGCGCTTTGTTCTCAACAATCTGCACTTGCTTCTCCGTTTATTTGTTGTCGCCTTGATTGGCGCTCTTACTTCTCAGTCGCAAATTGCCGGGGGTCGTCTTGCCACCCTTGCGTAGCGGCGTTTTGTGATCGATGTCCTTGCCTGCGCGATCAACACCCAGCTTGTCATAGAGCTTTCGAGCGCGTTGGCGTTCGCTTTGATCTGAACCCGGCCCGGACTTGCCGGTCTCCAAGTCACGCTTGTATTCCTTCTTGTAGTCTCTTGTTGCCATGATGGCTCCTAATGTTTAGGGTTGAACTCGCAGCCAGTGACCTGACACCAGCCGCACAGGGGAGTCTGTGTGGGGTTCCACACATCGTTGGAGAAAGATGCCTCAAGACGCGCCGTGCGCTCACGGTACTTCCACCAGTAGTCGTCCTTCTGATCACGCGTCATCGACATCTTGACCATGTCGTTCTTCACAATGAACAGCAGCGCTGCGTTGACCTTGCGTATGTGGGGGAAGTGCTCGAACACCATGAGCGACATAAGTACAAGCTGATCCCTGTCGGGGTACTTGTTGTTGCCGGTCTTCCAGTCGCCCACCCACGCTGTCAAGTTGTCGTCGTCCACAATTAAAATATCCGCTATCCCTCTGACCCACACATCATCTGACTTCCACTGCGTGGGCTTGAGATCAACCGTGAGGGCCATCTCGTACTCAGCAAGCTTGCGCCCGGACTTGCTCAGCATGGCGTCGGCTACATCCTTGAACTGCGCGTACTCAGGAGGGATTGGTTTGTTTTCTTTTATGTAGAGTTCCAATGCCTCGTGTACTTGATTGCCGTAGCGCGTGGCCTCTGTCTCTTGGAAGGGGTACTTCTTCAAGACCTTGACCTCGTGGTACCGACGAGCACAGCCCTCGAAGTCTTTGAGGGAGCTGTGTGACCATGCTGGCTTTTTCATTTGAACTTCGCTGTGTTGATTGCTTTGTTAAGGCGGTTGGCAAACCGGGTTACGAACTTCTCGTTGTTGTGCAGGCTGCTGCCCATGTCATAGAGGATTGCGTGTGTCAGCTCGTGCCAGAACGTGTCGCTGATCTCGTCGTTGGTGTACGGTGTCTTGGTCACGTTGCTCTTCTTGGCGATCTCAATGGCCCCGGTACCGTAGTACACGTAGCCCATCTGAGCCTTGCGCTCCATCGTCTCAACGATCTCCACCGAGTACCAGCGGTTTCCAACTTTTACTTTCTTAGGTATTTCCATTTGCTTCTCCTGTTTATTTGTTTTGCATGTGGCGCAGAGTCTGAACAAGAAGGCGGGCTTCTGTCACAAGCTCTAGCGATTTCTCTTCTGCCTCTGCAAGCGTTCGGTGCAGACATGCGTCGTGCACCTCTTTAGCCAATCGCTCGACGTGCATCAGCGGCCCTGCGTAATCAATCAAGACATCTTCTTTCATCAGTTCTTTGCCAGTCCGTATCGACGGTGAACACCACCGTCAGCGGCCAGAGGTATCCCCGGCAAGTAACTCGGCTCCAGCGTCATCTGCTGGAGCATCCACTCAAAACCCTCCCGCGCTTCGCTGTCAGGTACAACAGCGATCTGCTCATCATGAACAGTTCCGGCTACGAAGTACCTTTTGGATACTCGCAGCATGCCATCAGTCATCACGATACGCGCAGTGCCTTGCACCACGTTGTTCGTAATCTTCCCTCCGTAGATTGGCGTGGCCTCCGGCCCATACACCCATCTCTTTACCCCCTCCTCATCCTTTTCTTGACGCAGATTAGGATACAAAATGCGCATGCCGTTAGGCAGCACAATCTCTTCTTTTCGGAAGGTGAGACATTTATACCCGATCTCTTCACCCCCCGCAAGAGAGCGAACCAATAGCTCGTCCATCATGCTCCAGAAAGTCTTCACCGGCCATGCTGCAGTGCGGTATTTATCGATGATGGCCTTGGCCGTGATGCAGTGCACAAGAAGTTCGTGCTCGGTGCAAATGTGGGGAATCTCCTTCATGCGCTTGACGTAGTCGTCGTTCTGCAGAAACGCTTGAATAGCCTCGCCCGTGACCCCCAACTGCTTGGCGTCCTGCTTTGTATAGCGCAGCGGTGGTGCCCCGAGGAACCCCACCAGAAGCTGCTGCGCGAAGCTTGCCCACCCCAGCCCGTAGCCTGCCCCCAGCAGTGCACTTTTTGCGCTTTGTCTTTCAACCGGGTGGCTGTCCTTGGTCATGCCGGGGATGCCAAACATCTGCGCCCCGAACTGTGCGTAGGGGTCGCTGCCCGAGCGGAAAATGCTCAGCAACTCCTCGTAGTCAGCCAGCCACGCCAGCACACGCGGCTCAATCTGCGAGAGGTCACCCACCGCCAACTGATAGCCCTCGGGGGCCATGATGGCCTTGCGCAGAAACGAGCCGCGCTTTAAGTTCTGCATGTTGATGGCTGATCCACGGCTGGCAGTCCAGCGCCCGGTCGATGCGCCGTAGTAGGACAGGGGAACAGGCAGGGGCCCCCTCCCGGCGATGTCGTAGAAGCGTTGTGCCCGAGTGCGCTCGGTGGTGGACTTGACCTTGAGCCTTGCCTCACACAGCGCAGCCACATCTTCGTTGGGTGAGTTCAGTAGCGACTGGAACATTGCGTCGGTCTTTGCCAAGGCCAGCGCCTGCTTGCCGGTGACCTTGCTCTTCTTCATGGGGGGCGTGACCCCCAGCAGCTCCAGTGCCTTGGCGAACTGCGCGTTGGATGCCAGCACTTCCTCCTCTAGCCCCAGCTTGGCAAGCAACCCCTCTCGTGTTTCTTTCTCCTCCTCGATGGCGTCGAGCAGCATGTTCCTATCTAGCTCAAGCACCGGGTGGGTGTACATCTTGAGCGTCATGTCGATGAGACGGAGTTCTTTCGCGGGGTATCCCCGCACTAGCTGCTCGAATATTGCTTCACATAGAAAGACATCGTGTTGGCAGTACGCAGCAAGTTCGGCCTCAACCTTAGAATCCAACTCACTGAGTCCATCTGTTGAGTAAACGGCGTTCCCTTTTTTGGGAAGACCAAAATCGATTGCGAGTTTCGCGAGGGAATTGCCAACCTCCACGCCGCGTAAAGCTCGCGCCATTGACAGGGTGTCGAAGATGAAGGCGGGACGTACGGCGAATCGCCAGCCCATAATTGATACATCGAACTGTGCGTTATGGGCAAGCACTGCGGTTCTTCCCCAGTCAACTCCAGCAAAGAACTCAGGTAGGTCTGATCCGCTAACCCATCTAATTGGGTCGTCGCTTCCATATACATGGACGCAAGCTCCGAAGGCTTTGAATTTCTCATCTCGTATGTACTCCTCGGTTGTCATCTTCGACAGCGTGTAGCTCTTGCTGGCCCATCGCGTCTCAAAGTCAATGGTCAGTATCTGGTCGTATGGTTTACTCATGATGGCTTTCTTTCTCCGCGTTCAAATTTTTCTCGTTCATCCGTGGCGGCATGAATGACCACTCCTACGTCGTTAGTTGTTGGGTTGCACCAGCATTTGTCATGCGGCTCGTGCTCTCGTATGTCATTGCGTGGTACGACATGCATACGCCAATATTTGTCCGGGCGGACTTCCCATCCTTCGCTCAATTGAATTTATCCTTGGGTGGTGCGTCTTCCATGACCGCGTTATCGATGTATGCTGCTGCGGCATCCAACAGGTGTACGGCGTTGATCTCGTTGGTGTTGATTGCCATGATCTTGAACGGGACGTACGGCTCCTTGCCGATCAGCACCATGCCATGCAGGTCGTCGTCAATGTAGCACTGGATGATCTCCGAGATGACGATGCGTAGGTGATCCCTTTGCTCCTCGGACATCTTTGTCAGCGCTAGCTCCAGCCCCGCTGTATCGTTTATTTCAAACATGTAAGTTGTTCTTTCAGTTCTTCTAAGTTTGTCTCTCGCACCACGAAGGCAAACCCACCAGCGGCACGGATCGCGTCAAGCTCTCGTTCTTGTAGCGCTGTGGTCTTGCCCTTGCCTGCCTTGCACTCGATGCCAAGGAACTTGCCGTTGTAGCAGCAGACCAGATCAGGAATGCCAGCACGGCCCAGCCCCATACCCGGGGGAGAGAAGTGGTAGATGCCAAGGCTGTCGAGCAGCTTCTTGACTTTGTCTTTAACAAGCTTCTCAGGTGTAGCAGCCACGCTCGACCTCCAGTAGCTTTTGCATGTAGTGCTGCGCCTTGCCAGCGTCGTCGCTGCCGTCCTTGCGTCCAGCACGCAGGCTGTACTTGATGATGTTGCCTTTGAGGAATCCGACAAACTCCTCATGCGTGAGCACCGCCTGCATCACATGCCACGGTTGGATGGGCATGTCTTTGTAATGGCTGCCGCTCACCTGCAGGTCGTCAGCGCTGGTTCCGTTTAGTCCGTCTTTCAAGTTCATAGTAGTGCCTCTGGTAAGTTGTTGATTTCACTTGGTTGGTTTCTTTTTTGCTTTCGGTGCAGGTACGCCAGCACCTGCGCGTCGGCTCGTTGGAACGGCCACCACTGGCCGCTTTGGAGCACGCTTAGCTCCGACTGCTGCGATGGACTCCACCGTGGTGAACCTGTGCGTGTCGGTGCTGTCGCACTCCCGGCGTCGATAGCTTGTGTTCGTGTAGTCATTGTGGCGCGTCTCCAAAATTACTGTGGGTTTTCCACACACGGGGCACTTCACAGAACCTTCCCGGCTTTGGAATAGACCATGAATTGCTTGACGTTGATGACGCGCTCAAACTTTGAGATGCCGGGTAGGTTGCTGATGTCGATGCCTTCCTCACGCTTCTTCTCGACCACGTTGGTTTGGTTCTGCGACAGCATGGCGTTGGTGCCCTTGAAGTGCGGGTCTTTGGCAAACATGGATGGGCGGGGGACGTTGCGCCACACGAACGGACTGTCTGAGTGGCACCTGCATTTAGGTTGGGTCATTTTTTTCTCGTAGGTCTAGGACAATTTTCAGGGGGAACAACAACACACCAGACAGCTTGCCACCATCGTTTCCCGGCTTCGCTCACGACCCACCGGTCAATGTAAGCGTCGGGCATGGCCTTGAGAATTCTCCCAACGTGACTGCGGTCTGTTTGCACCGCCTCGACTATCTCTGCCACAGTCATGCCGTCTGGTGTTGCGCGTAGGGCCACGCGCACTCGGGCTAGTCGGACGTTACTTCCCATCAAGACACTCTTTGCAGATAAATTTCATCGGCCCCCCGGTAAACATTTTGATGTGTCCGCCTTTAGTGTGTTTATCTTTCTGACATTTCCAGCACATGCGTTTCTTGTTTGCCATAGCTTGGTTTGAAGCGGAGTACGCGTTCATAGCCATGACATTTTCAGCCGCAATATTTTTGTAGCCGTTGCCTCTCATGTGTTCTCTCCTCTTGCCCGGATGGCGGCGGCTTTACTTCTGACCCATGCAATAGCGTAGCTGGACTCCATCTCTCGCTCCATATCATCAGCCATACCGTCAATCAGCCGGGCGCAGGCTTCACGTTCTTTTTGCACCGCCGCACCCACGGCGGGCTGGATCATTTGCACGGCAGTCTCCTGAAGTTTATTCAGCGTCTCACACAGTGCGCTCAACCCTGAGATTTGTTCTTGGCTTTGCCTCGCTGCCTCCAAGGCTTCGCGCAACAGCTTGCGCTGGTACACATCGTCAAGGTTCAAGGTTGCCAGCACAAGGTTAATCGCCTCAATGGATGTTCGGTTCATGTTGTCCCTTTCATTTTTTCGTCCACGATGCGGTGCAGTTGCTCCTGCATCCCATCGATAAGCCAGCCCCCTTGCTCGGATGGCGGCGGCTCGGTGCTTTAGCGCCGCAGCGCCCACGGCCATGATCGTCTCGTACCAGCCGTGCTTCTCTTGCGCTCGGTTAAACGCGCCAGTCATGGCGGTCAGCTCTTCTTCCGACCAGACCTTGACTTGCTCGGTCGGCCACACCAACTCAGCACACGCCTCGCGCTCATGCGCGGCGACAAGGGCGGCGAAGCGTTCAAGGTGCGATTCAGACAAAAGGAGTAGTGCGCGATCAGTGTTGGCGGCGGGATAAGCGCCAGCCTCCCGCGCCATGCGGATGATGTCTTCGCGGGTCATACAAAAGCCTCCACCAGTAGCAACACCAGAACGATGGCCACAATGAAGCGGCACCAGTAGATGACGTTGTAGAGCAGGTCATCCAAGTCTTCTTTTGTCATCTCACCCCCAGCGCAGACAGCAGGAACACAATCAGGAACACGCACGCAACGTATCCAACGAACTTGATCTTCTCTTCCAGAGAGAACTCAGGCGTGCCAATCAACAGGTCTTGTACAAACCTCTCCTCGTGTGTGTAGTCGGAGCGCAGCGGTGGCTCGTATCGTGAGCCAATCTTGATACCGGTCTTCGTGGTGTAGTGCATCTCTTTCATTTGGCATCTCCAAATATTTTGCGTAGTTCATCGTACACAGCACGCGCTTGCAGCACCGACATGGACTCCAATGCATGCAAGACAAACTGCTCAGGTGGAACCGCCGCAGGGACAAACACCGCAGGTGCAGGAGCAGGTGTAGGGGAGAGGGCCGCGATCCCTGCCGAAGAAGACACCCGTTGATCTTTCTTTACCACCACCGCCTTCTTCGTTGTCTTCTTCTGCAACAGATTCCTAAGCGTCTTCGCGCTCTTGAGTGGGACGTACTCAGACGTGGTCACATGCAGTACCCCCATATCATCTAGCTGCGCCACGCCTTGCCTGAGCATCTGCCCGATCACAGCAGACACCGAGCCAAGCTTGTAGCCCTTCGCAACCAACGCATCGCTGACCTTCTTGCGTGTACCGAGGGAGTCTTTGATCTCTTGAAACGCAGCCCTGTTCAGGTTGTTGGACACCTTGAATGGATACACCCTTACTGGCGCTGCCTCTTCTTTCTTGTGTTCTTCTTCCCAACGCTGCATGGCAGCACGCAATGTTTCTTTCAACCCGTTAGACATTTCATTTCTCCATTTAAAAATTTGAACGCGAACAGTAGCATACCTTCTAGGGCTTATGCAACATCTATGACAAACCCTGACGTGTCATGCTTGGCCTTACCCTTGGCATACAGCGCAACGACCACACCATGCGGGTCTTCATGGCGCAGATCGCTGTCGTCTCCATCGACACAGGTAGTACCGAGGAACTCAGCGGGGATATCCTCACGCTTCCTAAACACTACAGCGATCCGATACCCTGCATCGATAGCCTTACGCACATAGGGCTGGAACGCAACGACCCCTGAGTAAGAGAATGTGAGGTCGTAGTTGGCGATGTACTTGTCGCCTCTGTTCGGTATCTTGGTGTAGTCGTAAAACTGTAGGTCGGGGAACATCTCGAAGATGTTGTTGTAATCCCTGCCCTCGTACTCGAAGCTCACGTTCTCCCAGCGAATGTCCGAGGTGCCGTTGAGTCGGCACAGGGGGATGAGGCCAACGGCCTTGGCTTTGCGGATGAGGGAGCGGATGGACGGGATAAGTTCAGCGAAGAAGGCGGGGCGGTCTTCAAAGAACAGCTTGGTCTTCCTCACTCGTGCGGCTTGCACGCTGTTGAATGCGCCGCGCCCGGCGGAATTGAGGCACGGCTCGTGACACTTGGCTTTCTCTGCCATAGCGCACACGTTGTAGCCCGAGAGCTTGTAGGGGGCCAGATACAGGACGCCTGTCATGTATCCGTACTGTTGACCCTTGATGGTCTTGGCGTTGGTGTCGATACTTAGCATTTGATTTCTCCTTGGTTTAGTTTCTCTTCCAGCTCACGATCCCGCTCAGCGTCGGCACGCTCCTCGGCTTGCATCCACAGATATTCTTCTGCTTCCTCCCATGTGTAGCCTTGCTCGATCAGTTTGTCTCGGTTCATTACGGCCTCCAAAGTAATAGGTCAAGCGCGATCACGATCAACGCTACTAGGAACAAAACTCTCTGTGCTTTTTCTGAGCGTGTCATGTGTCGTCACTCCAATGTTTCATCTTCAGCTCATCTAGCGTGTAGTCCTTGCGCGCCCTGTAGCGTGGCTCGGGGTCTTGCTCGGGTGGTTCGTCGTCTCCGAAAGATGCCTCCTCGAATTGAGAAACGAAGTTCCTGTCAAGCCCCCAGTTGCTGATGAAGCGCAAGGGGCAGCTGTTCCCATACGCAGCCTGCAACTCCTCGATGGGATACAACGTGTAGCCCATGTCCTTTGCGTCAAGCTCATCCTCGACAGACTCACAGATATAAATCTTGTGGCACCCATCGAACGCAAAGTGCTCGCCGTTGATTGGTTTTCCATTTATGTTCATAGCGCCTCGTTCCATTTAATTTGATCTCTGATCCATGTGCACAGCATGTGCGAGTCAGCCATTGCGCTGTTGGTATTGCGAACTAGGTCTGTCGGCAGGGTGTATGTGGTCATGCCGAAGCCGGGTTCCCACGCTTGCGTCTGCGTGTGTTGGTCGATGTCCTTCATCGCTGTGCTAAGCAGCCGTTGAATCTCGCGTAGTGCCTCGGGCACATCCTCGGGTATCTTGAACTCATGCATTTCTTTTCTCCTAAATGTGGGGGCCGAAGCCCCCGGGTTGGTTAGTCAACAGTCACAGTAAAGCTCAGTTCACGCACAGCGTCGCGCACCTTGTCCTCGAAGTCGTAGTCGTTGATGGCGTCGTTCACCTTGTCTTCGAGGTCGCCCACGAGTCGGTCGTATTCGTCGTGGTCGTAGCTGTTGTGATGCGCAGCCATTTGCTCTTCTACTTCCTCGATGGCGATCTCCCTGATGCGCTCGTCGCTGGCGGTGGTTATGTTCTCCAGTCTTTGTTCAAGCGCAGCGATGCGCTCCACCAAAGGGGCGGTGATCTGGTTAAGCATCGGGGTGAGGGCTGCGAGAAGCA